CATAGAACTTCAAGTGAACTAACTATAACACTAACTGATGATTTATCAAATATACTGTTAGAAAAGTTAAAAGAATTTGAAATAAAAAGTTTACCTGAATTTTTTATGATTCTGAAGTACGATAAAAATCAAGAATTCAAAAGACATACCGATTCAGGAATAGAATATCCGAATAGATATAAAACTTTAATAATACAACTTTCGGATGAAACGGAGTATGATGGTGGTGAATTGTGTATTTTTCGCAATGATGAAACGATAGTATCATCAAAAGAAATTGGAAATGTTACAATGTTTGATTCATCTATCGAACATAGTGTTAATAAAATTAAAGATGGTATACGATACAGTATTGTTTTTTGGTTATCAATTGACAATTTTAAATTAAATAAATCTTTAATATAGTGAGTAGATTACTTTGATAAAAAATAATTTTTATAATGATAAATTTTACAAAAGAAGAATGTAACAAAATAATATCATTATCAAATTTATTTGAAAAACATTCATCAAGTGAATGGTGGGAAAGTAATGAGACCGTTTATTTTGCCTGGCATATAGAAAGAAACGAAGTAACTGAATGGGTGTTTGAGCGGTTATTAAATTATCTTAAAATGAATACCAATATCATATTAAACAAACCACTCAATATGATTCATTTACAGAATGTACAAATAGGAAACAAATTTGAACCTCATATTGATAAACATAGTTTATATAACATAGGCGCGTGTTTAAATGATGATTATGAAGGAGGAGAGCTAATTTGCTATAATCCAAAATTTGTTGTACCTAAAATTGCTGGAAATATTTATAGCTTTTACGGTAGTAGATTACATGAAGTAACAGAAGTTACTAGTGGTGAGCGATGGTCTCTAATTGCATTTTTAAGTAAAGATTTATTAACGAGTAAATTATTATGATTGATAAATCAAAATATATATGTACAACTCCATTCTTCTTTACGGAAGTGGAAGATAATAAACAATTTTTGTGTTGTCCATCTTGGTTAAGTACCGATATTAATAGTGGTAAAGGGATATTGGATAGTTTTAATTCTGAAATTGCTGAAAAAATAAGAGATAGTGTAACTGATGGTAGTTACAAATATTGTAATGAATTTTTGTGTCCATATTTAGCAAGTTTTAAAAGCAATAGAATACCTTCTAAATTTATACCCAATACATCCGAAAATGTTGATTATTTACATAAAACAAAGGGGCCTAAAATAATTAATTTTACATTTGATAGAAGCTGTAATTTTCAATGTCCATCTTGTAGGGTTGAATTAATAAATTATAAAGGTAGTAAACGAATATCTGTAGAAAAAAAACTAACTGAAATTAATGATGAAATATCACCATTTGTTGAACGATTGGTATTAAGTGGGTCTGCTGACCCATTTTTTTCAAAATCATTCAGACAATTTCTTATTACATTAGATTCAAATAAATTTAAAAAATTAAAATCAATTCATTTACATACAAATGGTTCATTATGGACTCCTGAAATGTGGGAGAAAATGAATGGTATACATCGTTATGTTAATACTTGTGAGATTTCAATAGATGCCGCTACAAAAGAAACATACGAAACTAAAACTAGAATTGGAGGTAATTGGAATGTGTTGCATGAAAATTTAAAGTTTATAACAAAAATACCAACTATAAAAGAATATATTTTTTCATTTGTAGTACAGGACACTAATTATAAAGAAATGTACGATTTTTATAAAATGATTAAATCATATATGGATAAAAGAGAAACTAAAGTAAAATGGGATATTAGAACCAATGTGATTTCTGATTGGGGTACATTTAGTGAAGCTGAATTTAAAATTAAAAATGTAGCAAATCCAGACCATCCTGAATATAATTCGTTTTTGTTAGAATTGGATAAAGTTAAAAATATTCCAAATGTAATACATAATTTTCATCATTTATATACAACTGAAAAACCTTTGATTTAAATAATGGCAACACTTTGGACTTTTGGTGATTCTATGACCTTTGGACACGGATGTGTACCAAATTATGAGGGAGATGAATACTATAAAAAATATAAAAAATCAGATGATGATTTAATTTGGCCTGTTATATTGGCTAATAAATTAGGTTACAAATTAAATAATTTAGGAAAATGTGGAGCATCTAACGATTATATATTTGATAAGATAATAGATAATTATCATTCAATTTCAGAAAACGATATTGTAATTGTTAATAAAACTTTTTCATATAGATTTGATATACCATCTCATAATCCAGACGAATTTTATAATGTATGTGGAGAGGTTATTAAATCCGAAACTGGATATAAAACGTTAATTAAAGATAAAGAAGAATACGAAACTATTGTTAATTTTTCATATTATTTTAGTGGACATGAAGTGTATCGTAAACGTCACGAGAAACGATATGATTTTTTAAAATCTATAATAAAATGTTATAAATATTTTGAATTTTATACACAAACCATTTGGGAAGATTCCCATGCACAGAATATAAAAGATGCTACCAAAGGTAAAATGGAAGATTATCATTTAAGTTTTCTAGGGCATAAACAATTTGCTAATTATGTATACGCATCATTATTTAATGAAGCTGGTAAAAAGTTATTGTAACAATGGGTAATTTGTAAAATTCATATTTTTTTACTATATTTACTTGTAAATATTTTAATTATGATTGTATTACCTCAAACACCAATAACCGAAAACAGTTTCAAAAGATGGAAATCTCATAAGATAGAAGTAGAGGATGGTGTAGACTCGTATCATTACTTCGTTATACCTTTGATAGATATTGATGAAGATGATATTGAAGATATAGAATTCGCTCCAGTATTATTTAGTTCTGAATCAGATGAATTTTTTGATGAAAACGATAATGTCATTTATACTGTCCGATTGTTTGATGATGATTTACCTGAATTAACTACAGAAGAAGAGGTTGAAATTTTGTATGAATTATTAACAAAGAAAAAACTTTTTATTTAGTTACTTGGAAAATTTGAAAAAATTTCGTATGTTTGGGTATTATTAATAGTTAAACTACTTACTACTCAAGAAAAATGAAACAAAAAACAGAACAAGAATTAAAAGTAAATTACGAAAAGTTCATCAAAATCCTAGAAAAGTACTTCACAGGAGAAAGATTAGAGAAGTTACTCCATATGTATTCTGAATCAGAACTCGGAGGAAATCTTATCGTTTCACCAGCTTCAGGTAATTTAAATTTTCATAATGCATATCCTGGTGGATATATTGACCACATTTTTAATGTTTGCAAGAACGCAATTGCTATGAAAAATTTATTTGTAGCACAAGGTGGTGTACCTGATTTTACAGATGAAGAATTGATATTCGTAGCATTGCATCATGATTTGGGAAAATTAGGAACCAAAGAAGAATTACATTATCAACCAAATGAATCAGATTGGCATGTAAAAAATAAAGGTGAGGTCTATACTAGAAATAGTAAAAACTCATATATGGCAATTACTGATAGAACTTTCTTTTTACTTAACAAGTATGGTATTCAGTATAATGAAAATGAATACTTTGGTATTAAACTTACAGACGGCATGTATGATGAGGATAATGTTAAATATTTAAAAGTATTTGATACATCCAAATATCTTAAATCAAATATTCAGTTCATAATGCATTGGGCAGACCATATGAGTACTATTATTGAAAGACAAAATTACAATAAATCTAAATAATACAGACAAAGTGTCATACATTTATTAAAAAATACTGACACTTTGTCATAATAATTTGATTGGTATAAAATTCGATAGTTTAAATCTGAAAATTATTTAATAAACTTAAACAAATTAACTATGTACAATTCAGATTTAAAAACCCTACTAAATTTATTCGAGTATCCAAAGTGGTATACTACAACATCTAACTACACAACACTCGCATCAGATTACGATGTGAAAGAGTTGGAAGATGGTAAACAACAATTAACATTGAGTGTTTTAGGACATGATGTTAAAAATATCAAATTGGAAGTTACAGAGAATAAAATAGCAATTAAAGCAAAAAAACAAGAAGACAGTTCTCCGTTAGTACAGGATATCGATGCTACATTTACTTTGAGTAAAGATTTCGATGGAACTAAAACGGAGGCAAAATTCACTAATGGGTTACTTACTTTAACAATTGATAAGAAAGACGAAAGAAAATCGAAATCAATTTCCATTAAAGTTGATTAAGTGAATTATTTTTTGTATATTTATAGGTGGTAGGGTTAACTTACCACCTTTTTTTATTTAAAAATACTTATTACTATGATATACGACGAAAAAATCAAAAACTTACTAGAAGCAATTGATGGTAAATTGAGAATTCTACAAAATGGAATTAGTGGTGCACAACATTTATCACCATCTGAAGCACACACTACCCTAGCAGATGCTAGGATATTATTAGAGCGTGTGGCAGAATTATCTAGAATCAATCGATAATATGAATTGGCTAAAAGTATTAGTGGGGTTATCTGCTATTATTATAGCCGGATGTGCAGCTTATTTCTCTGTAACTGGATTAGGTGTTCTCTTTGCAGGAGCATCTACATCTGTTATAGTGATGGCTAGCTCTTTGGAGTTAGCTAAATTAGTTGCCGCTACTTATTTAAAACAAAAATGGAATGACATAGGTGGATTTAACAAATGGTATCTTACACTTTCGGTAGGAGTCCTTATGTTAATCACTTCCGCAGGTATTTTTGGGTATCTTTCCAATGCTTTTCAAGCTCAATCTCTACAATTACAACAGGTAGATAGAGAAATTGAAGTACACCAAACAAAAATTGACCAAAATACCACTCAAATTACCCAACTTTCTACTCAAATTAGTGAATTTAACTCTAATCAAGGTAAAATTATTGATGGAGGAACGGTAAATTCACGATTATTGCGTTCAATTGATGCTAGGGATAAGGAAATCAGTAAAATTAATGATAAAATTTCAGTTTTACAAGAAGAAAACGCAGCCGAAACCGAAAAAATTAACCAAATTAAGATTGCTAACCTAGATTTAGAGAAAGAAGTAGGTGGATTTCGATTTGTAGCAGAGGCATTTGATGTAGAATTAAAAAATGTAGTAAAATTCTTCATATTGTTGATTGTGATTGTGTTTGACCCACTCGCAGTTGCTCTAATTATCGCTTTTAACGGATTAATTTCTGATAAAAAGAGTAAACAAAAAGAAATTATCACCAAAATCATGGAAAATGACCAAAAGTTAGGGTTGTATGAAGTATACGGTGATGGGTTGGATGAGTTGATGGAAGAAAACTATAAAAATTACGATAATAGTGAAAAAACTTCAATAAAATCTGAAGAAAGTGAAGTTATAGTGGAAAGTGACCCTCAAACAGAACAATCCCCTCCTAATTTAAAGTGGGAAGAGTTCATGCATCCAGATTTTCCATGGAATAATAAAAAGTTATGGATAAATAATCCAAAAGCCGTACATTATTGGTTAAATACAAAAGGAGGCACTCCTAAAGATTTAGCAAAAATGAGAAACGAAGACGAAAACATTAAAACTTACTAAACGCTTGTAAATACAAAATAATTTTCTTATATTGTAAGTATGAATATAGGATATGCATGTATTAATATGACCGTAGGTAAGAAAATTACCACTAATCGTACAATGGTCAAAAAAACCTTCAATCAGAAGGGGTTAGATTATGTTTCAGAACTTGCATTACTC